TTTTAAAAGCGATGATGCTTTGGAAGAGATTAAATGGCAAACTGAGTAGTAAAATAAGGAACTTTTCGATGTCCCTCATTTAGGTTGTGATCTATATTTGAAAGATCCACTGGATGAATCCATAATTCCAGCTTCTTTAAGGTAGAAATCCGAGACTTTACCTCTCACATCTCCTCTTGTTCTTTTAAAGGAACAAAAGACTGACTAAGAGCTTAAGTCTTTAAAGATCACTACTTAAAACAACCTTAATTACTAACTCGACCCTGTTATTCTTAAAGGTATTAAGGCCTTTAGACGATTACCTATTGGAAAGAAGGAATAAATGATAAGATTCCTTGATCGTAAGTCAATTCCAATTGCTGACATAAAAATCAGTGTATTGGATAATTTACGTCTTTCTGCATTGGTTGGTTTGACTAATCTCGAATATTCTTATTCCCCTGATCTTAAATCGATGATGAATTAAGACTTGTGGGAATTTGCAAATATATCCGATGTTTAGTCATCTATTTCATAATCGATCTTAGCTCCTGATTTGATTCAGGAGCTTAAAGCATCAAGAAATGAAATAGATTCCAACACAACACAAACAATAGGTGATTACCCGTAGACGTAATCAAAACTCTAAGAATAACTAGAAGGGCTAGAAGACTGGATCCCAGATGACTAGATCGCGGAAGTCGAAGAAGAATTCCGATTAGAATATCAACGAGAAGAAGATATCCTAGATCAAGTCGATTTCTACTTCCGTAGGCACTGAAGCACTAAGGAGATGGAGACTTTCTCTCAAAGACCCTTTTGATCCACATGCATGTGGCGCAAAGATCCCTGATCCCTATGCTTATCCGACCACGACCTTCAAATCTGAATGTACGGTAACCCTTTCGACAGGCCTTGACGGCATTGCTTCCGTTCTTTTGGTTCCACACCCATATTTATCTTTGATTAATATGTGTGAGGATGCCTCTATTTCTGGTTCAATGAAATAGTATAAGACCGGATCTTCACCGGCATGGGCTGCTGTTCCCAGATAAGTTTTAAGTTAGAAACTTGGAAACTTCCGGGTTGTTTCCGTGGGTTATGAGATATCGAATTTAATGCCTCAAACGTAGTGTACCGGTCGATTTATCGGTGCAAAGGTTCCAGGTTAATAACATATTCCTGGGCCTTATATTCTTGACACTTAGAGTGTCTTAAACTACCAGTTATGTAAACACATCTCTGGTGTTTAAGGTCTCGATGTGTTCAAGGGTATCCCCTCACAAATCCTTACACTTCCTGGATCCTAGGAATGTACGATGTAGAACTTGATAACGAATAAGGTTAAAATCTAATCCTTACCCGTGTCTCCCGAAGCTTACAACTTCCACACAACTAGTAGAATAACTAGTTTAACTGGAGCTCAAAATCCCGTGTTTTTAGATGGTTAAACCTATTGGTAGAAC